CTAACCGTTCGCAGGCCCGCCAGACAGCGAACTCGGCGGTTCGATAACTGGGCCAGAGAATTCGGGCGGCATTGGAGCTTGACCAGCAAGAAAAACCTCGCGCGCCCGTTGCAGCTTGGCGTCGTCCAGGGCGTTCGCCTCCAGGACCAGGGCCAGCACGCGGTTGCACTCCACCTGGGTCAGGCCGGCGCTCTTCAGGTCTTCCTCCCACTTGGACCAGGTGCGGGGATCATTCTCCTTGACCGAATCCCACTCGATCTCGGACGGGGCCAGGGACTTAACGACCATGTAGCCCAGCCGTTTCTTCGCCCACTCGCTGAGGATTTGCTGGTAGGTGGGGTCGGTGAGGTTGGGAATCCAGCCGTCTTTGGTGAACTTGCCCGGCGGCTTGGGGTTCGGGCACAGGGCCTCGAATTCCGCCATGTCGGGCAAACCCTTGGCGCGGAAAATGATCTCGCTCTCGCCGCGCGGCAGGACCAGCAGCACTTCGTTGGAAAGTGTCTTGGGGTCGATACCGGCAATCTTCATGTTGTTCCCTCGCTGAAAGGAATGAGAAAGCAGCGGTGCCGGCACCGCTGCCGGCACCGCATATCTGGTCTTCTTGAGAAAGCGCCAGAGAAACCGGCCTCAAGGGGCCGGGGAGTCGTCACTACGCCGCCGCCTCGCGCTCGACGAGCGGTTCGGTGGCCTTGCACTTGCCCGTAATCGAGATCGTGGACTCCTTGTAGTTGATCTCGCGGGTCTCCGAGCGGAAGTCGGGGAAGGTCACACGCTCCTTCTCGGCCGTGCCGCAGGGCGGCGTGTGCAGGACAACCACGTCCACGCAATACGGCTCGCACAAGTCGCTCGACGCGCTCACCCACTCGGCCGCCCCGCCGATTCCCTTCAAAGCGTCCATCGGGCTGACCGGCTCGCTCGTGCCTTGGGTGATGTGCTCGAAGACGGCCTCCAGCTTCACGTCCATTGGCACTTCGTCGCCTTCTTTCACGGTGTCCAAGTTGCCCCGGTCTTTGAGGTATTCGTACTCGTTGTGCTCGGTGTAGGTGATGTTCCCTTCCCCGATCTTGATTTCGAGATTCTGGGGATAGAACGTCACCACCGCGCCGTCCGCATACGTGCCCGCGCCGAGGGCCGGCGCGAACTCGATGTTGGTCGTCGGGCCGGCGTCAGCCGGGGTGCGGGCCGTGACGGTGTGGAACACCTGGGTCGTCTCGCCCGCGACTTTGAACCGCGCCCCCACGGGCACCTTGTCGGTATCGGCCGTGTTCAGGACAATCGTGTCGATGTCAAAGTCGGTGTCGGTCGCTTCGGGCGGGGTGACGGATTCGTTGACCGCCGCCGTGCCCGCGAGGCCGTCCTGCAAAATGACATCGCAGTCTCGCAATTCGATGCGTGCCATGTTCGGTTTCTCCGTTTACTTAGTTGGTGGAAATCTCCATGCGGTAGCGAGCGTCTACCATCGACTGCTTCAGGCGGTCGGTCGAATTGATCTGGCCGAAGTGCATTACGCGGATGGAGTCACTGCGGCCCTGGATCGGCGAGAGGCAGCCGACAAGAACATGCTCGTCGTCGTCCGCCCCGCTTCCGTACTTGTAGACGGCGATGCTGGCGTCCATTGCCTCCTGGAATACACCCGTCTTCTGAATGATGGCGTATTGGTTCTTCTGCTCTTCGTAGCGGCTCACGAACAGGACGTTCGCCACGACTTCGATCTGATACCAGTCGCGGCTCACTTCCCTGGTGAACGGCCCCGTGATGCGGACCTCGCACCGATCCGTGGCGCTCATAAACTCCGTGGTCCGCTCGTCCAAGCCTTCGATCAGGACGGAAAGCTGCTGGCCTTCGGCCACTTGCTTCAAGTAGGTGGCTACGGATGCAAAAACCCAGCGTGCCCAGTTGGGATTGGCGGGCATGGCTACACCTCCCCTTCGGCCTGGGAACCGAGCGCCAAGGCGTCACCGGCCCCAGCCGTCGTCGCCCCGCCGCTGATCGACTCGCCCACCAGTTCCTTGCCGTGGATGATGTAGGCCGCCTCGAACTCGTACTCCTCGAAGTTTTCGATAGCGTACTTGCGGCCGTGGTAGACGAGCCAATCGCTTTCCTTCAGGACCAGGTTGGGGCAGTCGCGGCGCTCGACGATGAACAGCCGCTTGCCCGCCTCGTAGCCGCCGCCCGTGACCATCTGTTTGTTCGCGGAGATCAGCGAGATCGACTGCTTCACTTCGCGGCTGATCGTCTCGGGCAAGACGACGGCCCGCTGAATCCGGGTCGCCGTCTTCGTCCGGGTGCTTTCGCCGGTCTTCGTGTCCGTCGTCACCGTACCGTTCTGATAAACGACAAGCGTGCCGCCGTACTGCCTTTTTAACGAATAAAGGACTTGTCGAATCACCCTATTCAACTGGTGCGGCTGCATGGTGCTTCTCCAGATATTGAATAGCGGCGATCAACACGTCTTGGTCTTCTTTGAAGTGCCCGAGTCCCAAGTTGCACGAGTGGCACAACAAAGCACGAATCGCACCTGTTTCATGGTTGTGATCGACGACAAAGACACCGTAGCGGCCGGGTCGATTCGTCCCGCAAATGGCACAACGACCTAGCTGTAACCCCAACATTCTGCTGTAATCTGCGAGGGAAATGCCGTGCGTCCTGCGAAGGTGCTCGTCTCGGTTCACTGTCTGCCACGCCGCGACATAGCTTGAACGGTAAGACCTGCAATACGACGTGACTCCCTTCCACTCACGAGTCGTCGATTTACGCCTCGCCGGATAGAAGTCAATCAGCCGTTTCCATGTCATGCAAACAGTGCAGAACGTCGTATCGCTCGTCTCCCGAGCGCGATACTCTCGAAGTTCTTGCGCACTTAGCCTTGGCATGACACCGATTCACTCAGGCTTGTTGCGAGCACTTAGGCCGCCAAGGGCACTCGAATCGCTCGTCCAGGGCCTTTTCCAGCCGCTCCATCATCAAGGTGTTCTGGGCGATCACGTCAGCACACCTTTCGACGAGAGGCATCAGCACGTTCCGTTGCTCGTCTTCGAGCTTCACGATCCGTTTGTTCATGCGACCTTCGCGGACCCAGCTTTGCCAGAGAAGAACGGCAGTCACCAGGACCAGCGGGCCATACTGCTTGAGCAAGGCAATCGCATCGGCTAACGTATCGGCTTGGGCAAAGAGCAGTTCCATGAGGCATCTCCGGCAAGCCCGCAGGCGCAGTTGATGGTAGAGGGGCCGCCCGGCCCGGTTTTGACCGAGCCGGGCAGCCTTTGACTCGCTCGACGGAGATCAGCCCTTAGCCGAGCACGGGGACCAGCAGGCCGCTGTTCAGCACCGCCACACCTGCGAGGATGTCGCAGTTGACGATCAGGCCGCCCGCGTTGATGTCGTACTGGGCCAAGACCCGCATGGTGATACCGTTGTAGGCGGCATGTCCGGCCATGACGCCCGCGCGGGTGTCCGGCAGGGCCAGCGGGCGGGTGACCAGCGCCAGGGCATCCCGGTGGAACGCCAGGTTCATCGCACCGTAGGGGCCGGGGAACGCATCGGCACCGCTGGTGACAGCGGCCACGAGCGGCCGGTCCAGGTAGACGGTGCAAGACGTGCTGCTCCCCTCGGACTCGATCACCGTGTAGGTGTGCCGCGTGCCAAGGGTCGTGCCGAAGGCGAGCAACTGGCCGACCTGCGGGGCCTTCCCCTCGGTGACGGTCAAAGCAACGCCTTCGCTGTAGCCGGCCGCATAGGCAGCGGCGGTCACGCACTTCACCCAGCGCGTGGCCACGGCGTTGTCCAGCGTGGCGTACTTGAGGGGCTCGTTGAGGACGATGGCATCCGCGTCCGAGCCCGTCACTGCCCAAGTGGGCTGGTCGTTGCCGGCCACGACCACGAACTCACCGACCGTGGGAGCCAAGACGCTCGCCAAGTCACCCATCGCGCCCGCCGCATACGGCTCCGTGACCGGATCGCTGTCGGTGTCCGACCCGGACAGGACGCAGTTGATGTTCTGGTCCATGTAGGTGTCGAAGCCGAGGATGCGGCCGAGGATGGCGTTCTCCAGCGCCGAGCCGCCGTCGCCGCGCTCGTTGGCCTTGACGAACAGGTCGGTCTTGAGCATGGCCGTCTCGCTCGTGGGGGCCATGACCAGCTTGCGGCCGTCCACGGGGGCCTTGTTGATGTTCAGCCGCTCGCGGGCGTCCAGCACGTAGTCCTTGGCGGTGCTGGGGGACAGTCCGCCCAGCTTGCCCACGCGGTCGGCCGGTGCGCCGAGGTAGGCGTGGACTTGGCCCAACAGGGCGCGATCGACGCCAAGGGCGATGGTCTGCATCGCGGGTTGGAGATAGATTTGGCTCAACTCCTTGAAGGACTTGCTCCCCTCGCCGTCGCGGATCACGAAAGACGAGTAGAGCCACTGGTTCAACGGCACTTGCACGTTGGTGGCCACGGCGTCCTGTTGCACCAGCGTGGTGCCGTCCTTCTTCCGGCGAATCTTGAACTCGCCGGGGCGGCGGGTGTTGACCACATCGCCGAACTTGGCGATCTGGTCCTCGAAGTCCCGGTGGACCATGTTGGCCATCACCAAGTTGGCTTCCAACATGCGCAGGCCCTCGTCCGCCCACAACTCGGGGATGAAGGCATCCAGTTGGTTTTCGTAGCAAGCCGTGAACGGCTGGCTGAGGTACAAACGGTTCATCGCTACTCTCCGAAGTTTCTCGTGTGACCTCTGCTCGCCGCGCCTCGTCACCGTGACGCGCGCCGGCTCCGAGCAGACCTTTGGTTTGCCGACCCCCGAATTGTCAGCGGCCCTTCTTGGGCAATGGATCGAGTCCGAGCCACTCAGGGTGGTTGGCCCGAATCTCGCGGAACTGCTCCTGCGTCAGCTTGCGAATCGCCGCCGCATCCAGTTTGCCGCTTAGGCCCGGCGTGAGGCCGCCGGTAGCCGTTCCTGCGCCGATGCCCGAAACCACGCCGCTACGGAAGAGATTGCCCCAGGTGTCGGGCGTGTCCTTCATCTTCTTTACGGCGTCCTCGGGCGTGTACGCCTTGGTCTCCACTTCGCCGGTCGTCGTATTGACGGCCTGCATCTCGACCATCGGCCGAAACTTGCCCATCAACTTGCCGGTCTTGGGGTCCGTCTCCTCCAACATCTTCGTCTGCCCGCGAAGTAGGGTGACGACTTGCGAAGGACTCCACGCCTCGTGTTTGACGGCGGCGTCTTGGAGCGCCCGTTCGATGGTGGAATCACGATACAGCGTCTCGAAGAACGACGCCTTCTTTTCCATCTCCTGCAACTTGCCGGCGTAAGCCTCTTCGACCTGTTTCTTTTCCAGGAGAAGCTGCTCTTCCTTCGACCGCAGTTGGCCTTGCACCATTTCCAGGTTCGCTTGCAGGGCCTTCCGCTCTTGCTCGGTGAGGCTCTGGCCAGCCAGCAAGTCTTGGTACTGTTTCTCGCTCTTCTTCAGCGCCTCTTCCAGCTTGCGCCGGTCGGCCGCCACGATGCGATTCACGTCCTCCTGTGTGAACGCCTTGCCAGCGGCAGCGGCAGCGGCGGCAGCCTCGGCTGCGGCCTTCTCAGCGGCGGCCTTCACAGCGTCATCCTCACCCTCGAAACAAGACAACCACGGACGCGCCAGGTACAGAGAGATGGACATGAAAACTTCCTTACACCCGGACAGGACTTGTGACAGACGATTCCGCTTAGCCCGGTTTCGCGGGTCTGACCCGGCAGTGGGCCGGTGAAAGGGAGCCAGGGCACGCGCCTAGCTCAGTCGCAATAGCTTCAAGGCATCCGAGTCGCGCAAGAAAGGCTTGAGCAATCGCCACGCGACGGAACTCGGCACCAGATTGATGATGTGTTCGATGGGCAGTTGCGACCGCTCGTAGCTGGTCTTCACCGCCCCGTACCCCATCGCGTTGACGGCCAGGTTCTCCAATTCCAACTCAGGATCTTTGCCGTCCAAAAGGGCGTAGGCGATCTCATAGGAAGCCACGCGGATGGCCTCGGGGACCGCGGTGTCGGCCCCACGCGGAAATTCCAACGCTTGGCTTGCCTCGGCCGTCCTGATCTCGTCCTGCGAAGCGGATGGGTTCGCTTGCAGGAGCGTATAAACGCTCGCCTTCTTTCCCTTGTAGTTCAAGGCGTCGATGATGCCTCTGGCGGCGATCAGCGCCTTCCGCCGGTCGTTCGCCGATGCCTCGGTCCACGCCGTTTCGTGAAGCCGGTTGGCGAAATATGCGTCGGCTTCGTCGAGCGTGCCGTAGAAGGTGGCGTCGATAGCCATGAAACGCTTCCCTTTAGCAGGCAACCCACGAATAGCCCTGATCCGCCGCCCCGCCGACGATGTACAACTTGTTCAGGTCGTCCACGTAGATCGGCGGGCTCTGCTGACCGGCCGAAAGAATAAAGCCGTCCCCAGCGCCGGCGGCCGTGTGGCCGACCATAATGACGTTGTTGTTCGCCCCGTTGGCGCGGAGCATGACGTACTTCTTCACCGGCCAGCCTACGGCGTGCCCTCGTTCGTTGACCGTCACCGCGACCGCGTGGCCTTCACCTTCCAGGTCCACGTCGATTGCTGTCATGGCTGCGATAAGCTGCCACCGCAGCGCGCCCGCGAAATCCACCGTCCACGGCCCGCCCGCATCGCCGGAAACCGTGACGTTCCCCACCCCGACGACCGCTTCCAACGCAGCTTGCACGGCTGCCGCCGCAACGTCGAAGGCAATCGCGTCCGTCTCCGATTCTCCGAAGCTCAACTTGAAGGTGCCAGCCGTCACGCCGGTAAGCGTCACCGTCTGCCGCGCACTGGCCGAGCCGAGACGCACGACACTCAGACCAACGGTGCCGCTGCCCGTGCGAAACTCGGCCTGCGATTCGCGATCAATGTCAACCAGCATGGGGCTACTCTTCTGCGAAGCGGCCTTTGCCGCGGACGCGCGAGGCCGTTGTGTCTTGTAAGTCGGTATTACGGCTGGCGGCCTTCTCTTCCTTGCCGGCGTTGGGATCGGCCGAAAGGTCGGCGATGCCTCGGGCCGCCGGATCGCTGCCGCCCTTTTCCGTCCCCTGGGCCTCAGCGATGCGTTTGACGCGCTCCGCGTGGTCCTTCCGAGCCTCCAAATACTCGCCGTCGTCGAAGCCCAAGGCCACGGAACTCGTCTTTTCGCCAACCAAACCCGCTTGTGCCGCCAAGATGATCGTCTGCGGATCGCTCGTGGTGTAGTGGGCGGTGTCGATCTCGCGGTTGATCGCGCTCAGGTCGTCCATGCTGATCTTGCCGCCCAAGAGCGTCTGGACGATGCCCTTGGCAAGTTCGCGCTTCACCCGGCGACCGGGGACCGCACCCATGAGCTTCTGCAATTCCTGCGCTTCCTTGATCCGGTCGGCATCCGATTTCAGGCTGTACCGCTCCGGGTACTTGATCGTCGCCACTTCGCGCTTGCTCAGGCTCCGCTCTTCATAGGCGGCCCAGAACTCGGCGACTTGCCGCTCGGCGCTTTCCAAGAGCAGCCCGATGTACGACAGGCCCGCCTCAAGCCCCTGGTTGTCCATTGCCTTCGACTCGGCCGAGACACGTACCGCCAGGCTCGACACGGCCAGGTTCACCAACTCGCGGATGTCCCGCTTCAGCCGGTCCTGCAATTCCAGGCTCGCCCGCAACGGCTCGGCCGAGGGATTGATGAAGGCCGGCGGATTCATCCCTTTGTCGTAAGTGCGGCCGTGCGTCGCGCCGACCGTGATGCTCGTGTCGGCCGCGCCTTGGCCGCCAGAGGTGGATGTCCCGTCTTCCGTGGCGGCGTGTTTCAAGTGGGCACCCGTCGCACGCAAGTCCTTCTGCTCAATGTAGAAGGGGAAGTTGCTTCGCAGGGCATAGTTCACGTCGCTGGAACCGAGGTTCAGCAGCGCGATCTGCTGTTGGCACACGTCCTTAATCAGGCTCCCGCCGATGTCTAAGAGCACGAAGGGAATGCGATCCAGTTCCAGTTGCATCGGCCCGCCGGGCAACCCCGCGCCGTCCACCTCCTCCTTCTTGAGGTTGTAGAACTGCAAGTGAACGCGCCCACCCTCGATCCACATATAGCGGTATCGCTCGACCGAGAGCGACGGCAACATCGTTGACTGGTCGTACTGCATCACCGTATCGCGGAGCAAGATCGCCTGGAACTCGGACGGGGCTTCAGGCTTCGAGCAGGTCCACGAAAGGATGTCCTCGATGTCGTACTTATAGAGGTACGGCGCGGGCCGGCTGACGTTGGCCAAGGTCGCACCGGCCGGAACCAGCGGATGATCGACGAAGACGCCCACCCGCCCCATGACCAACAACTCGGTCAAGACCTTCACGCCCAGGAAGGCGTTCATTGTCGAGCCGCGATGGTCCACGCCCAGGTTGCTGCCGTTGACGGCGGCCTGATAGACCTCGCTGCCGCCCTTGCGCACCACGTCCCGGAGGCGCTGGTAGATCGCGTTGCGGATGTCGTTGATGGCCGCTTTTGCGAACGCGGGCACCGGCGTGATTGCCTTGCGGACGCCGTAATCCTCCTGATCTTCCCGGGTCGAAAACCGCTCCAAGTAGGAGTCGCGGAAGTCGTCGCCACCCTCATAGGTCAATCGCCACTTGCGCCAGTCCGTCATGCCGGAGAGGTAGCCGGGATGTCGGCTGTCGATCAGGCTGAGCGTTTGACTTTCGGCCATGACGAACCTCTCGTTAAGTGACCTTGCCGACGTTTCCGCCGCTACCGCCAATCGGAGCCAGGGCCAAGCCAATGTCGGCGTAGCACAAGGAGTGGGCGAAGTGGTCGGCCCCCGTGTTCACGTACTCGGCGGCCAAGTTGCCCGTGTCGTCCTTCTTGTAGGTGCGGACCAGGTTCTTGACGTGTTCCCGGTACTCGAACGAAATATCGCGTGGCAGCAGGATGCGGGGCGGCGGCGTCTTGAATCGTCCGAGCGTGCAACTGAGCCAGTTGGTGCGGTCCACCGTGGCGAAGGGTGCCCCCGTGTCCTCCTCGCTGATGGCGATTTCCTTGGCCGTCTGTCCACGCCGGTATCGCGTCAGCCACACGTAGCCGTGAAACTTCTTGGCGAAGCGGCGGGCGTCGTTGGTGAACGGGTCGGCGTCCACCACGCACGCCAAGACCTGCCACTCCCGCATCAACTCGTCCAGGTAACTCCAGTCCTCGCCGGAAAATTTGCCGAACCAAAGCAACTTGCCGATGGCCGCCGCATTGATGTCCTTGCCGGGGTGCTGATCGAACAACCAGTCCACGACCGAAATGTAACCCGTCTTACCCTGGTCCACGCCCATCGTTATCAGGCGGTCGCCGCCGATTTGCGGGCGTTTGTCGTTGATCGAGTGCGACTTGACGCAGGCTTCGATCATCTCGTCCGTGACTTGAGCGCCCTCGCCGATGAAGGGCACGCCCAGCTTGCTGCAATGGAACTCCGTGTTCGCCGCTTCGTCGCCCAGCCCACGATGGTAGGCGATCACCAACTCGCCAGGCGTGACCGTAGACGAGTAAATCTGATTGATGTAAAAGCCACGCGATTCCTCCGCCGAGACGTTCGTTTCCGTCGCCTGCCACTCGCCGCCGGCCAGGAACTCCGGTTTGGCGTCGTGGTCCAGCTTATGTTTGCACTCCTTGCACTTGATGAACGATTCCTGGCAGCGGGGGTCGTTGACCGACTCGCCGATGATCTCCACGCAATCGGGCCAAACCAACTCGGTCCATCGGCCGCAATGCGGACACTCGAAGCAAAAATGCTCCTGGGTGCTGGTGAGGTACAGCTTGTGGATGCCGTACTTGGGCACGGTCGGCGTCGAGATCGCCAGGATGTGCTTCTCGATCTGGCCCGACAACCGCTCCAAGGCCAGCCACACCGCATGGGTGTCCATCTCGTCCAATTCGTCCAAAACCAATTCGGACACTGGGATGGACTTCAGGTTGCTATCGCCACGGCTGCCACGAATGTACAGGACGTTCGTGCCGGTCGATTTCAGGCCCACGGTGTTCGTATCGACGAACAGGTCTTTCAGGTACGGGCTGAGCTTCAAGGCGGTGGCGAAACGGGCCTTGGAAAAGTCGCTCGCGTTCAGCGCCGTCGGCAGGACGTAAAGCACGTCGCGCTTCGACTGGTCGAGCGTGAAGAAGGCCCGGTTGATCCCTGTCTCCGTCACGCCCAACTGGGCCGCCTTCATGGCGATGGTCCAGGCCGCCTTGCTGTCGTGAATTGCGCGGCACCAGGGATGTCGCGCGAAACCATAAGGACCGTTAAAAGGTGCCCCCATCACCCGTCGATGTTCGGCCCACCGGCTGCACGACCGCAGGTTGCTGCTCCGCAATCCCTCCCCTAGTGCTTGTCGCAACTCGTCCACAAAATTCATGGAGCGGCATCATTGGTTTAATTGAGGTTGCATCTCAGGTTCGCGTGGGACAGCGGCAAGTGCGGCTCGCTGGTTGCTTCGGCGTTCGGCCCGGTGCAACCTCGTGTTTCGTTCGCGGCGACGACGGGAGCCAACCGTCCTTGTCACCTTGGGTTCCGGTGTTGGCCGCGGCTCGTCCGGGCAGTTGCGACAGCGGCGGCGAGCCATTACTTGCACCCAAAACGAGTCAAGGAGACGACCACCAGGATGTCGTTGGTTCGTACCGGCGCTTTCCCGCAGACGTAGACGATGAAAGTCGGCACGCTGGTGACACCGTATTTCTTCGCCAGATCGGGATGGGCGTCGATGTCGATGATCTCCACGTCCACGCCAGCGGCCTGAATCTGGACCAGGGCGGGCTTTGCCCGTTGACACGGGGCACACCAGGAAGCGGTGAAGGCCAGCACCTTGGGGCGGCGGCAACCGCCTTGCTGTTGTTGCTGCGGCACCTCGCAACCTGTAATCAGCGCGAGTAGCACCGTGGCGGTCAGGAAACTTCGACGATTCATCATTGATCTCCGGTTCTCGGATGGCTCGCGGCAAGGTGTCGAGAGCCATCGGAAAACCGGCCCGGTGAGCGTATGACCGCAGCCGGGCGCGGTGAATCAGTCGGTTACGACTTGGCCGGGGCCGCAGTGGACTTCGGGGCCTCGGCAGCGGGTGCCGGCGCAGCCTCGACTTCGGCGATCCGCGCCTTGATGTAGGCCAGACCCTCGGGAGTGGCGAGCTTCTTGGCCAGCACATTCTCGTAGGTCTGCTCCAGTTCCTTGAGGATGGCATCGCTGCCGGCATCGACGATCTTGCAGACATCGTGGATTTTCTCCACCATGTCCTGCACGTCGCCCACGGCAAAGTCTTCGAGCACGGCAGGCAACAGCCGCAGGCCGTTGTCGCGGAGGATACCGGCCAATTTCTGGGCGGCGCGCTTCTTCTGCATCAGCTTGGCGTTCTCGCCGAAGAGCCACTTGCCGACTTCACGGCCAACCAGCACGGCAACCGCAACGGCCAGAATCCAGATCACAACGGTGGGGTTCATCTTTTCTTCTCCAGGTGTTCGAGTGTGGCCGCTTGGGCGGCCGGATGGTCAGGGGACAGAGGACACGAAACGCACGCGCAACTACTTCACGCCACGCAGCTTCGCCGCCAGCTTGCGGCCGTAACCTGCCGCCAAGCCGACCAGGAAGCCGCCATTGACGAGCAAGGCCAAGCCCCAGAGCGGCCAATCTTCGGCCGCCGGCTGCGGGTCCATATCGGGTGCCCCGCCGTCGTCAATCGGCTGCGGCTCGGGATCAGGCTGCGGACCAGGGTTCGGCTGCGGATTGGGCGTCGGGCATGGCCCAGGTCCGGGGCAGCGCCTCTCCATGTCGCGCCGCCACGGAAGAATCGGTCGGATGCCTTGGGCCGTGTTGACCGCACCGGCGATCGCGCCGTAAAGACCCTCGGCCGTCATCGGGAGATTCTTGCCGGACGCCTCGTAGACCACCGTGCCATCCGGCTTCTGGACCCGCACAGTCGGCAGGCCCTTCACGTTCGCGGCGTACCGTTCCTGATAGATCGGGGTGCCGGCCGAGACCGGGCAGAAATGGACCTTGTTCTTCAGGCTCTTCAGGCCGGCGTTCGCGTCGAACCAGCCAAGCACGCGGAGATACGCGGTGTCGTTGGCATTGCCGACCACGCTGATGTACCATTTGCCCTGATCGTTGGGCAGGTTGACGACGCGCTGTTCGGCCAGCACGCCATTGGCCGTGGCGGTGTCCGCGAAGCACGGAGCCGCCAACACAGCGAGCAACAGACAGACGCTCAAAAGGACTCGATTCATTGGTTTCCTCACAGGGTTAGCGACTCGGTGACTTACTGGGGCAGCGGGGCCGCCGGGGTGTAGATCGGCGTCACCGCCCACCCGTAACTGGCTTTCCACTCCGCGATCAGTGTCTCGCGGGGAACCCAGATAAACTTGGAGACGTTGTTGTTGTCCAAGAGCGCGGCCCACTTCTCGTCCAGATGGACGAGGGCAACCATGTGGGCACCACCCATCACCGTGATGCCGCAGCCGCGCCGCGTGCGGCAAGCCCATTCCAGGAACCGCACGTCTCCATTCTCGACGTATGCGTAACGGATGCCCTCGCGGTCGAACTTGGCGGCCATGTCCTCCGGCCACTCGCCGTTGCCGAAAGTCTTTCGCCAGTAGTCGGCCGTCTTGTAACGGCCCTGCCAACGGAAGAGCGAAATCATGGAGGCATGGACGCACGAACCTTCGCGGTTGCTGCCCAGCCAGTTGCTTTGCCGCAGCGCCAGCGGGACGTTGACGACCGGGCGCTCCTTCTTGATTACGCGGTTTCCGGCGTTCTCGACGACTTTGCAGCCTGCGACCACGACCAGCAGGATCAGCGCGAAGAGAATTCGTTTCATTTGAGCCTCCGGGGTTTGCAGAGGATGCGATGCCAGCGTAAGTGACGGCAGAGCCGGTTCGGATTCCAACGGCTCACGTTGTCGGTCGGGTGCAGTCCAGTCACCGCATACGCCGCCGCAACCCACTCGGAACAGAAGATCGTGTGAAGACTCGACGGATGAAACCACGACTCAATCCATGACAGGCCGACGCCGGCTGAGCGGAACGCCCCCATTGCGTCGTAGGGGACGTGAATCGTCTCCATCAGGAACTCGGTCAGCCGCTCGTCTTCGTTCCGATAGAGCGGCCGATAAAGCGGATAGTGGTACGCCTTGCCCTGATAGTGTTGCAGGATGAAGTCCAGGGCGTGGGCTTGCGTGCCGCAGATCGCCTTGCCGGTGATTTCACACGGGATGTCGCCGTCGAGGGATGTGCTCTCGAAAATCAGCAGCCGACCGTCCGGGGTGTTGGCCATGAGTCCAACATGGCTGAGTCCCCACAGGGGAATCCCATAAGTGGCGATGTTGATGCCTGCGCTTAGCCAGCTTCGCCCGCTGAATCCAATGATGTCACCGGCCTGGACCCCGGCCTCGCCGGGCAGCACGAGTTTCCGCTTGAACGGGAACATCGCAACCCTCCCGGCTCGAATTGACCAACGTATGCACGGCGCTGCTGCGGCCGTGATACTTAACTTGAGCGTTCACCCAGCAATCCTCACAGCGATTCTCGTTGACCATCGCTGGACGAATGCCGCACACCTTGCAGAAGGCAAACTTCAGAGGCATTGAGAATCGAGAGTCTCCGCAGTTCGGCGCGCTTCCAGGGCTTCGTCGTAAGTGGGATACCGACCGACATACTTGCGTCGGAACATTACCTGCCACTTGCCGCGAAGATAATTGACTCCTCCGTCCTTCTTGATCCTTCGGCGATTTGCGTCTGAGAGCAGGCGTCGTGTATCGTCACGGATTGTCCGACCACGCAGCTTGCATTTGTGCTCTTCAGATAGGCGGCGTCCACGGTGGGCATCAGCGATCTTTCGTTTCGTTTCTTCGGTATGCCGTAGTCGGCGTCCGCGACTTCCCTTGCCGCCGTCAGTCAGATTGCACAAAGGTCCACGGCCCAGGTCACGACGCCCGATCAGAGCAATCAATCCGATCTCCCAAGCACACGCCTCTGATTCCGTCAAACATTCAACGAGCCGTGTGGGTCGAAGATCGCAACCGCGCTGTCGAAACGTGTGCAATTCTTGATGGAACGAGGTGCGACAGCGTGCGTTGTAAGGACAACGATGTTCGATTGCTCGGTCGCCTTCTCCTTTGCCGATATAGAACGGCACGCCATCAGGATCGAAATAGGCGTACACGTAAAACCGTCGCACCATCTCACCTTTCAAGGTACTGGACGAGTCTGCCGCAGGCGCACCAGACAAGATTCATGCAGTGTCGGCTTGAGCCTTCCCCGCGTTTTGGACCGTGGCCAGGATGCGGAGGGTGATGTTCTCTACAAGCCGCTCGTAGTCCGGGATTCCCTCCAACTCGTCCACGATGATCTCGATGACCTGCCGGACCAGCGCAAAACCCTGCTCCCGCGAAAGCGTTGCGCCGGACTTTTGTTCCAGGGCAAAATTGGATTTCTTCAGTTCGGCGAGCGTCTTCAGCGACTTCTCGACTTCGGGATAGGCGGCAAGAAACTCGGCGTCTGACCTGTTGGCAAGACTCAGCCGCCGTTCCAACTGCCCCAAGGCGACAACCACCTCTTCCCGCAGCGTTTTCAGCGCGTCGTTTTCCGCAAGCTGAGCCAGCCGCTCGCGGTCCTGGGCCTTGGTCAAGAGGTATTGCTTCAGGCGTCGAGCGGGTGCCTGACTTTCGCCGCCATGTGCCCGGCAGTAATCCGATCCCTCCTCGGCGATGTTCTGGCACTGGCCGTCTACGCTCGAACCTTTGCAGCGGCGGGGATCGGCCAAGTCGGTGACACGTTGCAT